AGATAAACAAATGAATACGGATAAATTATTAAAAGCTATTCAAATTCTTATCAAAGAGGAGTTAAAACAACAACTCCCTGCTTTGATTAAAGAAGGAGTAACTAGAGAAATTAAAAGGGTTTTGGCTGAGGGAAATACTAAACCACAACCTAAAAAGGAAAGTACCGGTATATCTATGGCTAAAGCTATATTGGGTGAGGATAGAACCTCCCAACCAAAACAAAAAGTTGAAAATGTATCATACACCAAAAATCCAGTATTAAACGATATTCTAAATGAAACTCGTATGGCTACAATGAATGGTGGCGATAGTGAATTTAGAACAATGAATTTTGGACAAGGTGATATGGGTTCTATTTTAGGTAGAACTGCTTTGGCTGAAAAAATGGGATATGGTGATATGGTTGGTGGTGCTAATGTACCAAAGACAACTTTAACCGGCGCTCCGGTTAATCCAAATAATGAAGGAGTTCAAACGGTTGCAAAGGCAATGAATAGAGATTATTCAGAATTGGTAAAAAGATTTAATAAGAAATAATGGCAATTATATTAGGTCAAAAATTTGTAAAAGATACTATTGAATACAATGATTATGCCATTGGTATAATGTTACCAATACAAATTGGTGAAGTTGCATTCAACCAATCTTTTCAAACAATTGACCAAGTAAAAACAAATATAAAAAATCTTTTATTAACAAAAAGGGGTGAACGTTTAATGCAACCCGAACTTGGTAGTGGATTGCAAGAAGTTTTATTTGAGTTTAATGATGATGATTTATCTGCTAAAATAGAAGAAACAATAACAACGGCAATAGAACGCTGGATACCAAATGTTTCAATAGAAAATATAGTAATTGAATCAACACCAACTTTGAAAGATTCAAATCAAGTTAATATAGGTTTAACTTTTAGAGTAATTGGTAATCAAAATCTACAAAATGTATCTTTTAATGTAAATGGTTAATAAAAATGGCAATTAATACTATAAATAAAAATTTTAAGAATAAAGGAAAGGATATAAAGTATCTTAATAAAGATTTTACAAGCTTTAAGGATAACTTAGTTGAGTTTGCCAAAACGTATTTTCCAAAATCATACAACGATTTTAACGATGCTTCACCAGGAATGATGTTTATAGAAATGGCATCCTATGTTGGTGATGTTCTTTCATATTATGTTGATGATACATTAAAAGAATCACTAATAACATATGCCGAAGATAAAAGAAGTTTAATTGCTTTGGCTCAATATTTGGGATATAAACCAAAAGTATCATCTCCGGCAATAACAACATTATCGGTTTATCAATTAGTACCATCAGTTGGTAGTGGTGTAAATAATGTGCCTGATTCAAAATATTATTTGAAAATAAAAGAGGGTATGAAAATTATATCTACTACTGATGTTGAATTTAGAACAACTGATATTGTCGATTTTAATGAAGATTATAATAGAGAAATAACCGTCTATCAAAGAAGTACAACAACCGGAGAACCTACATTTTATTTGGTAAAAAAAATAGTTCAAGCAATATCTGCAATTCAAAATGAAATAACAATTAATTTTGGAGATTATAATCCATTCGAATCAATAACATTAAGTGAAAACAATATCGTACAAATATATGATGTTAGGGATAGTAATGGAAACAAATATTACGAAGTTCCATATTTGGGACAAGAGATGGTATTTATTGATTATCCAAATACGGAAGTAAATGATTCTGAATTAACACAATTCAAAACAAGTGTTCCTTATATATTAAAAACTATAAAAACACCAAGAAGATTTACGGTAAAAATAAATCAAGACAATTCAACAACTATTCAATTTGGAGCAGGTGACCCTAATGCTTATGATGAACAATTAATTCCAAACTTAAAAAATGTTGGATTGGGATTACCAAATTCAATTAGTAGATTGGAAGAATCATTTGACCCAACAAACTTCTTAAAAACAAAATCATATGGAACATCTCCATCAAATACCAGTATTACTGTTAAATATTTTATAGGTGGTGGTGTAGATTCAAATGTTCCAAAGGGAACTCTTATACAAATCAACCAAATTGAATATGAAGATGATATATCATTATTTAATTCAGCCGAATTAGCAACCTATTTTTCAATTAAAAATTCAGTAGCAGTTGATAATGAAATTCCAGCTACTGGTGGGCGTGGTGCAGAAACAGTTGAAGAAATTAGACAAAATGCTTTAGCAAACTTTGGTGCACAAAATAGAGCAGTAACAGCAAAAGATTATCAAGTTAGAGTTTTATCAATGCCTGCAAAATATGGTTCGATTGCAAAGGCTTATGCAACTGCAGATGGTAGTTTAGATAACAATTCACCATCATCAATATTAGCATCACCAAATCATTTACAAGAGTTTACTGATTTAGTAATGCGATTTGTTAATTTGCCAGATGCGCAAGAACCAACACGTCAAAGTATCCAACAAGATATAACTAATTTTTTAGTAGGTAAAGAATCAAATGGAAATGAAAAAAACAATCCATTTGCAATAAACTTATATTTGTTGGGATATGATTATGAAGGTAAATTGACTAACATTAATATTGCCGTAAAAGAAAATCTTAAAACATACTTAAATGAGTATCGTATATTAACTGATGGTGTTAATATAAACGATGGATTCGTAATTAATATTGGAATTGATTTTGAAATAATTACATTTGATAATTATAATAAAAGTGAAGTATTAACAACGTGTATTACCGAATTAAAAAATTATTTTAGTATTGATAATTGGACTTTTAATCAAACAATAAATTTAAGTGAAGTAGAATTACTATTGGCAAATGTAGAGGGTGTATCATCCGTTCCAATGTTAAAGGTAACAAATAAATGTGGTGGTAGGTATTCATCTAACGCATATAATATAGATGCAGCTACTAAAGGAAAGGTTGTTTATCCATCTTTAGACCCATCGGTTTTTGAAATTAAGTTCCCAGATTCGGATATTAAAGGAAGAGCAAAATAATGATATATTTTTTAACAGCATCCAAAGACGCAACATTATATCTACAACAACCAAATCAAAATACTGGTTTAGATGAGATATTAGAAATAAGCAAAGTATATTACGGAAACGTAAAGGATGTTACTCATGCTTTGATTAAATTTGAAGTTGGGCATTTATCGGCATCATTGATTAGTGGTGATATTAAATTATCAGATGCTAAACTTATTCTAAAAGAAACAGAGAGTGATGAAATACCATTGGATTACACAATATATGCAAACGCATTATCTGGTAGTTGGGAAATGGGTAGAGGTAATCGTTTTGATGAAATAACAACGGCTGGTGTAACTTGGAATTATAGAGAGGGTGATAATAAAATTGATTGGTTAGAAAATAACTTTGCACCAAATACTACTGCAAGTGTAAACAATGGCGTAGGTGGTACTTGGTACACTCAATATGAAACATCACAAGCATTTAATTATCAAACTGCCGATATTGAAATGGATGTTAAATCTATTTTACAAAGTTGGCTAAGTGGTTCAATTCCTAACGATGGTTTTATTTTAAGACACGGTAGAGATAAGGAAACTGATACTGAAGATTACGGACAGATAAAGTTATTTAGTAAAGAAACACATACAATTTACCAACCAAAGATTAGAGTAGGTTGGGATGACCAATCATTTGTAACTGGTTCATTAACTGCTTTAACTGCGGAAGAAATTAAAGTTAGTGTATCCAATTTGAAAACGGAGTACAAACTAAATAGTGTTCCAAAATTAAGAGTGGTTGGTAGAGAACTATATCCACTAAAAACATTCTCTAATACATTTGCCTATACTTCAGTTAAGTATTTACCTGAAACTACATATTATCAAATAAAGGATTTACATTCAAACGATGTAGTAATTCCTTTTTCAGAATATTCAAAAGTAAGTTGTGATTCAACTGGTAACTATATAAAATTAAATCTTTCCAATTGGGAATTTGATAGAAAATATAAAATAGAATTTAAGATTGACCAGGGTGGTGCAATTCAATACTTTGATGATAATATTATTTTTGGGATAATTAAAGATTAACAATGGCAATAAATACCGGTTTAAGAAACCAACAAAAAATTAATGAGATACAACTTAGCGGTTCTTTGGCTATAAAGACAA